TATGTTTCCGAAGAATGGCTTGAAGAGAATGCTCTTCAGGTCGAAACAGGAATTAAAACTAAATTAACCGAATCCTTCTTATATAATCTGAAGGATCTTTTTGAAGAGCATTATGTAGAAATCCCTGAAGATAAATATGATGTCCTAGAAGGAATGGTCGAAAGACTAGATGAGATGGAGGAAAAACTCAACGAACAAATCGAAAGAAATGTTCAACTAAATCAAAGACTAAGTGAAGCTGTAAGTGATACAATCCTAAACGATGTTTCTGAAGGGTTAGCTTTAACTCAGAAGGAAAAGCTTGCTAGTCTTGCCGAAAGTGTTGGGTTTGAAAGTGAAGAAGACTATCGTGAGAAACTGGAGACTCTAAAGGAGTCATATTTCAAAAAAGTCCCAGCTAACTCAAACAGAGAGGAAGTGCTCAACGAAGCAGTAGAGGATTTTGGTCCTCAAATGAATGCTTATATCAGAGCACTTGGTAAGTACTCTAAGTGAACTTAACATTATACTAAATATTTGTAGTTAAAAACACTTTAACAAGACTAAAAAGAGGAGAAAAGCAAATGTTCCTTTCAGAACAATTGCAGAAGAAGTGGCAACCCCTTCTTGAGGCAAATGGTCTCGACGAGATCAAGGATCCATATAGAAAGGCTGTTACCGCAGTTCTGCTAGAAAACCAAGAAAGATTTCTAAAAGAAGAGAGAGGTTTCCTTACTGAAGCCGCTCCAAATATTAATACCGATCCATCAGGAACTGGTGCTGCTGGTTTCTCCGGTGGTGCTGCTGCTCCAGTTGCTGGTTTCGATCCCGTTCTGATTTCACTAATCAGACGTTCTATGCCTAACCTGGTTGCTTATGACCTTGCTGGCGTTCAGCCTATGAACGGTCCTACTGGACTAATCTTTGCGATGAGAAGCAAGTATGTAAACCAGAATGGTACTGAAGCTCTCTACAACGAGCCAGATACCGCATATTCTGCTCAGGATGATGGTTTCAACCTCACTCAAGGAGATTACACCGGCGGTTCAGATGGTGGTGCTTCAGTAGGTTTCGGTACTACCGGATTTGCTGCTGGTGGTACTGCTGCTGGTTCAAACCCTGCTCTACTCAACTCAGCTGGTGCTGTTGGCACTGATTACAGAGTTGGTCAGGGCATGTCAACTCAGGCTGCTGAATCACTTGGTGGTGCTGCTGGTGATCAATTCAACCAGATGGCATTCAGCATCGAAAAGATTGCTGTTACTGCTAAGTCAAGAGCCCTAAAGGCTGAGTACACCCTAGAGCTTGCTCAGGACCTCAAGGCTATTCACGGTCTAGATGCTGAAGCTGAGCTTGCCAACATCCTCAGCACAGAAATTCTTGCTGAAATCAACCGTGAAGTAATCCGCACTATCTACAAGATTGCTGAGCCTGGTGCCCAGACCAACGTAGCTACTGCTGGTATCTTCGACCTCGATGTTGACTCAAATGGTCGTTGGTCAGTTGAGAAGTTCAAGGGTCTACTCTTCCAACTAGAGAGAGATGCTAATGCTATTGCTCAGAGAACTCGTAGAGGAAAGGGTAACGTAATCCTTTGCTCTGCCGACGTTGCCTCTGCTCTAACCATGGCAGGTCTCCTTGATTATACTCCTGCTCTTAATGCTAACCTCAACGTTGATGATACTGGCAACACCTTTGCTGGTGTACTCAACGGTAAGTTCAGAGTATACATCGACCCATTTGCTGCTAACCTTGCTGCTGAGCAGTATTATGTAGTCGGTTACAAGGGAACCAATCCTTATGATGCTGGTCTCTTCTACTGCCCATATGTACCTCTCCAGATGGTACGTGCCGTTGGTCAGGACACCTTCCAGCCCAAGATTGGCTTCAAGACTCGTTATGGTATGGTTGCCAATCCATTTGCTGAGGGTACTGATGTTGGTCTCGGTAGAATCCAACAGAACACCAACCGTTACTACAGAAGAGTACAGGTCAAGAACCTTATGTGATCCAATCACACTCTTCTATGGACCTCCGAAAGGGGGTCCTTTTTTATTGCAAATAAATAGTTAGAAAACTATAGTTATGACTAATAGTACCTGGAGTAGACAACCTTCTAATAAAAATTTTCTTTCTCCAGTAGGATTTAAATTTAATCTGGAAAAGGCACCTAAGGTTGACTTCTATTCAAATAAAGCAAACATTCCAGCAATAACCTTAGGATCTGCTTTGCAAACTCGTTATGGAAAAAATATTGACGTTCCAGGTGATAAAATGACCTTTGCAGATTTTAATCTGAGTTTTTTGGTCGATGAGGATTTGGAAAACTATATGGAAGTATGGAACTGGATGACTGGTCTAGGGTTTCCATATAGTTTAGAACAATACGATGATTTAATGAAAGGAACTAAATTTGAACAAAGTGGACCAAGAACTACCGAATTTTATGAGCAATCTGATGCAACACTTTATATTTTAAATAGCAATTTTAATCCATCAGCATCAGTAATTTTTACAGGAATGTACCCAACTTTCCTTTCTGCACTTGAGTTTGATGCTACAGAAGAGAATATTAATTACTTTACAGCACAGGTAACATTCAAATATACTTATTATAAAATTGTCAAATATACTTAATGGATATTGAAAAAATTCAAGAGATGTGGAAAGAAGATTCGCAGATTGATATAGACAATCTTCACAACGAATCTTTAAAAGTTCCATCACTTCATGCAAAATATTATGAAATATACAATAACATATCTCTGCTTAGAAAAAGGGCAGAATTACAATATAAGCAAAAGAAATTAGAACGATACAATTATTATAACGGAAAATCCGACCCAGAGGTTTACAAAGAAGAACCATTTCCTTATAAAGTCAGGGATAAAGAAGGACTTCAAAGATATTTGGAAGCAGATAAGAAACTATCAGATATCTTTATGAAAATAGAATATTATGATACAATATTAAAATATTTGGAAGAAATCATTAAGATGATTTCTAATAGAACATATCAGATTAAAAACTCAATTGACTTTTTAAGATTCCAATCGGGAATATAATATGGCAGATTTAGTTATTAGTAAAAAGAATGAAATATATTTAAAGATTGAATGTGAACCTCACATTCGATACGAATTATCTGACCAATTTACTTTTGATGTTCCTGGGGCTAAATTCATGCCCCAATATCGTAGTAGGCACTGGGACGGAAAGATTCGTCTTTTTAATATTCAAACTTGTGAAATATATGCAGGTTTATTAGATAAGGTCATTTCTTTTTGTGACAATCATAAGTATAAATTTGAATTAAAGGAAAACAAATATTACGGATATCCTGGAAATGTAGATGAAGGAATTTCAACTGAGGGTGTTCGTGATTATATGAAAAGCATTTGCTCCCATGAACCTAGAGACTATCAGGTAAGTGGAGTTTATGATTGCTTACGTTATAAAAGAAAATTAATCTTATCTCCTACAGGATCAGGAAAATCCCTGATGATTTATTCTGTTGTGAGGTACTTTACTGAACGTGGTAAGAATATTCTTCTTCTAGTGCCAACTACATCACTTGTAGAGCAGATGTATAAGGACTTTGAAGATTATGGTTGGAATTCTGAAAAGTATTGTCAGAAAATCTATGGTGGACTTCCTAAAGAAGTTAGTAAGTCAGTAACTATTTCCACATGGCAATCCATTTATAAACAAGATAAATCATACTTTAAAGATTATGATGTTGTGATTGGAGATGAGGCTCATCTATTCAAGTCAAAATCTCTTGTCACAATTATGAATAATCTTCATGATGCTGTTTATCGAATTGGTTTTACTGGAACATTAGATGGCACTCAAACTCATAAACTCATTCTTGAAGGATTATTTGGTCCAACATATAAAGTCACAAAAACAGAGCAACTAATTAAGGAAGGATATCTTTCTAAATTAAAGATTAAAGTTCTTCTTCTATCTCACCCAGAGAAAGAGTTTAGTGATTATGAGGAAGAAGTTCAATATTTAATCACTCATGAAAGAAGAAATAAGTTTATTAAAAATCTAGTTTTAGATCTTAAAGGAAACACTCTTGTTCTTTTTAATCGTGTAGCAACTCATGGTGAACCTTTATATAATCTAATAAATAATAGCAAAGGTGAAAATAGAAAAGTATTCTTTATTCATGGTGGAGTTGATACAGAAGAACGTGAGTTAGTTAGAAAAATTACTGAGCAAGAAAACGATGCAATTATTGTTGCATCTTATGGGACATTTAGCACAGGAATTAATATTAAAAACTTACATAACGTTGTATTTGCATCACCAAGTAAGTCTAGAATCAGAAACTTACAAAGTATTGGTAG